CTGAGATCCACCCTTGCCGAGAGTTCCTCTAAGAGGATCTCCGAGCCACCTTTAGGCGCAGTAAGCGTCACCGGCTGTAATCGCAGCGTTGACAGCGGTCAGGTCAAAACCATCCCACCAAGACTTATCACGCATGAGTTTCAAGTGACCGACGTTACGCTCAACGGTTGCGAGGTTTTCAGCGTTCTTGACGATGACTCGGTTTCCGTATTCACCAGCGACATAACCTTCAATCAAACTCACCGAGTCACCCATTGCTGAGAAGTGGCGATCAAGCTCTTCTTTTGCGGGGATTTCAATAACTTCAGACATCATTAAGCTCCTTTGAGGGTTGCGATTTCAGCTTTGAGTGCTTCGACTTGCGCTGAGAGTTCTTGGACTGCTTTGACTAGCGGAACAATGAACATTTCTCTACTAACACCTTGGGTTCCGTCACGCTCAGTTACCCAAACTCCGCAGTTCTCTGAGTTTGTTGCCTCTAGCGCTTGTTTTACGTTTTGTGCTATAAAACCGTGCATAACAACATCTAAATCCATTTGATTTTCTTCGTTGTAATGCATGAATAGTTCTTGCGGTACTTCGTATGAAGGCTTCCACTTATAAGAAACTGGCCGAACATTTTTAATAAACTCAAGACCAATGTTTGCATTTTTAATGTCGGTTTTTAGTCTTTCATCAGAAGAACGAGTAAATGTTGCGTTTGCAGTAAATTGGTTATAGACAAGATTTCCACTTGAACCAAATGTAAAGTAATCCGCTCCTTGACCTGTAATGCCACTTCCTATAACAATTTCATGACTACCTGTAACGCTCCCAACAGCAGCGCTATAACCGATAACAGTCTTATTGGTTCCTGTTGTAATTAAAAAACCTGCCCGATAACCAACAGCCACGTTGCTTGCGCCGGTGGTGTTTGAGTAGAGGGCTTGAAAACCAACAGCGGTGTTTTCGGAGGCGGTGCTGTTGTTGTATAACGCCGCACCACCAATAGCGGTGTTATTGCTGCCTGTTGTGGTAGAAAAAAGTGCAGTATCACCCATAGCCACATTGCTTCCACCAGTCGTACCTGAATAATTCGCATTCACACCTACAGCCGTGTTACTGGAGCCGGTTGTCAAGGCTTGCAAAGCCATCCGACCAACAGCGGTGTTTTGACCAGCCGTTGCAGATTTTAGCGCCTGAAATCCAACTGCTGTACCAAAACTCCCCGAATTGCCAGCGGCATTATTAGCGGCAAAAGCCTGATAACCAACAGCAACATTCTCATTACCAGCAGTGTTGGCGGTGAGGGCTTGGTAACCAACAGCGGTGTTGTTTGCGCCAGTGGTGTTGGCGGTGAGGGCTGCGTGGCCTATGGCAGTGTTGTTGGAGGCGGTGGTGTTGGCGTAGAGGGCTTGATAACCAACAGCGACGTTGCTTGCGCCAGTGGTGTTGGAGAAGAGGGTCTCCGTCCCGAATGCCGCGTTATTTGAGCCAGTCGTATTGAAGCGTAAAGACCCATTTCCCTGAGCGGAGTTGCTTGATCCGGTAGTGTTTACTAGCAAAGAATTGACGCCAATCGCCACATTTCCAGAACCGGTATTATTCGCGTTGAGGGCTTGGTAGCCTATGGCGGTGTTATTGGATGCAGTATTGGAATATAACACCCCATAACCTACGGCAGTGTTGTTTGATCCAGATGTAACGGTGAATAGCGCAGCGCTACCAATGGCAGTGTTGTAGTCGCCGGTGCTCACGCGAAGCGCGGTGCTACCTACTGCTGTATTGTCGGACCCGGTTATGTTTCCCCCTAGCGCATTTAGACCGACCGCCGTATTGTTGGACGCCGTGGTGTTTACGTCTAACGCACCAGATCCAAGCGCAGTGTTGTTAACTCCGGTCGTATTCGCCGCCAACGCACTCGCACCCACCGCAGTGTTGTTGGCTCCGGTCGTATTCGCCGCCAACGCACTCGCACCCACCGCAGTGTTGGTGGACACAGCACCTGCGCCACGGCCTACGGTGATGCCGTTAACGCTTAACGTATCCGTTGTTTTGTTGTACGTCAGGCCAGCGTCGCCGCCGAAAGAACCGCTGTCGTTAAACTGCACTTGCGTGTCAGTGCCGCCGGGAGAAGTTACAACCGTTGCAAACGACAATACGCCCGAGCCGTTGGTTTTAATTACCTGATTGGCAGTGCCGTCTGCCGTGGGATAAGAAAGCCCACTTAACTTGACAGCTCCTGTTCCTTTGGGTGTCAGCGTGATACCAATATTGGTGTCGCCGCCCGTAGCTGATATAACAGGGTTATTGCCTGTCGCCGCATTTGCCACCGTGATCTCATTCACCGCAGAACCCGTTGCGGTCACGCCAATCAGCTCATTGCCGTTGGTGTCATTAATCGCTGTTAACACGCGTGGTGAGGTTGTGGTCAACTGTGTCACCGTCGTGCGCCCGGTGCCTTTCGGTGTCAGCGTGATGCCAACATCGGTATCCCCACCCGTTGCTGAAATCGTGGGCGCGTTGCCGGTTGCGGCGTTCGCTACCGTGATTTCATTCACCGCAGAACCCGTTGCGGTCAAGCCAATCAACTCGTTGCCGTTGGTGTCATTGATGCTTGTGATGACTTTGGGGGTTGTCAAACTTGGAGATGTTCCAAAAACCAATAGTCCGGTCCCTGTTTCATCTGTCATCGCAGAAGCAAGATTAGCCGAAGATGGTGTGCCAAGCCATGTTGCCACGCCTGAACCAAATGACGTTATACCCGTACCCCCGGATGCGACCGGAAGCGCCGAGCCAAGAGTCAAGGACGTTAAATGCGTAACCGCGTCAACGACGTTTGTGCCGTTGTTGTACACCCACATAGACTTACCCGCAGGGACTGCGATCCCCGTGCCGGTAGTGTTTTTAACGGTGATGGTATCAGCCGTACCGTTGTTAATAAGATAGGGCTTTTCAATCTGGCAACCACTACCAAGGATCAAGTTCCTTGCGCCACCCGTTGTGCCTGTCAAATTAAGACGTAAGTTTCGAGCAGTTTGAGCAGCGACAGTATCAGTAAGGGTAACGGTTACATCAGCGCTAGAAAAAGCAACATCAGCGCTACCTGCAATTGCGGCCCCAAGAACGTCATTGCCTAAGTTGCTATTGGTGGTTGATCCCCAAGTACCGCTTTGATCGCCCGTACCAATTAATTCAATTTTAAGATCTGACCATGTACTTGCCATGTTTATTCCTTATGCCGCTATCGGCAACCAATTTGGTGTTTGTGCTACATCAACGGGAACCCAATTAGGATTGTTAATTATAGGCTTACTACCCACTAAAGATAAAGAACTTGTTGGAACGAAAATTCTAGTTCCGTTTTGGATATCAGGTGCATTTCCAAGAAAAACTACACTCCCCGAACCGACCGTAATAACTGAGCTGATAGCTGACTTTGGCGACGCAGACGCTATACCAATCGTTCCGTTTGACGGCGTAATTATAGTCTCAATTACTGGGACTGGGATATGCCCGTCAACATTAATTGTACCTGTACTTGGAGAAGATGTGATAGCCTGTTCAGGAATGCTTCCAACAACAGAAAGCGCTCCAGTATTCGGCGTAATTACGTTTTCTCTAACAAGTGTTGGAATGCCTCCTGCAAAAACCGCCGCTCCCGCGTCGGGGATTACATCTCTTCCGATGTTGAAGATAGGCGGAAAGCCATTAATAACAACTGCACCCGTATTGGATACGACACCTTGATCTATGATCGGGGCTTGCGAAGCTGCAACAAGTGAACCTGTATTAGGGGTTGAGGTATTTGCTTGCGTGGGTACAATTCCCACCACAGACAAAGAACCACTGCTCGGTGTAATTATCCTACCGGATTCGACAGTAGGAGCATGTCCAGCAAAAACAAGATCATTAACCGCAGGTGTAATAAAGAAATTTGTAAGTACGGTTGGAAGATGCCCAGCAGCTACAAGACCGCCCGTATTGGGTGTTATAAAAAAAGCTTGTTGAATAACGGGCGCGATTCCGCCGCCACCCCAAGGCGCCTCACCCCAGTTTTGAATTCCCCATCCAGATAAAAACGTAGCAGCACCGGACGGGGGTGTAATTTCTCGAAAATCAGAAATAGAAATCGTTGGGGCTATACCAGCTACTGTTAACGCGCCTGCCGACGGAGTCGCGGAAACTTGTCCCGCTACATTAGGTGCTTGACCTAAAAGATTTATGGCCCCAGTAAGAGGCGTTATATGCTGCCCTTGAGCGGCGTTTGGAGTAACGCCTTGAACAGAAACAGCTCCCGTTCCGGGCGATGCTGAGAGCGAAACCAATACATTTGGCGCACTTCCCGCTAATGCAAGAGCCCCTGCACTGGGGGTTATTTTTTTATCTTGAAAAACTGTTGGCGCAACACCCGCAAGTGTAGCTGCCCCCACAAGGGGTATGACGGTGTTTAACCCACCAAAATCACCTTCCCCAAATGGGGGAATACCCCAACCTGCCGCCACAGCGACCCCCTAGTTTAGGTGAGGGTGAAAACGCCCGTTGCAGCAGGAAGCACTGTCAACGTATTGGGTGAAGATACAGTGAACTGCGTTGAAGAAAGCTGGCAGAAACATAGCAGTTTACCGGCAGTAGCTCCCGTCGAGTTACGGATAACTGCGTAACGGATATTGGTTAAAGGTGCGCCAGAAGCGGTAAACGTAAGACCTATGGTTGAGTAGGTAAACTTCATCTGTTTTGCTGAAGCGCCCGTCGTCCACTGACCTGTTGCAGGCACAAGGTTTTTGCCCCCAGTGGTATAACCCCCCGTGGCAGATATTTCTTGTGTAACTGAAGCGTACGTGCTCAAAATAAAGGTAGAGGTATTGCTGGCACTACGTGTCAAAAACATCTTGAACACTCCAGCCCCTAACGTAATCGTCCCATTGCCAATGTATCTTTTGGCAGAGTTATAAAGTTGCCATGCTGTTGCAGCCATTTTATTGCTCCTTCAAATCGGCGTAAGACGCCCCTGTTTCTAAAATGTGGTGGAGAAGTCCACCGTAAATTTCCAACTCAATTTCATCCCCCAACACTCGAATCAGGTCAATGAACTCTTGCGCCTGTGAAATCATCCAAGGGTTACAATAGAAGATTTTACCACCAACATTGACAGGTATGGCTAACTGACCGTCATTTTCTTTTTGATCATACGCGTGATGCTTGTCCTCTTCAAGACATGAGTCACATCCGATCAAGTGAAAGCGAGTAAATCCTAAAGTCCTGAACATAGGAATGGTTCTTAACAAGACCGTTGAACCTCCAGGTATGGGCCACCATTCTTTGTACTCTTTAGCCAACACCTCGTTAATCAAGTCAGCACTCGTATGCCAAATGTAAGTACGGTCTTTAGGAACCTTTTCAAAAACCGAAGGATGACATTGCGATGCAATAAAATACTTGCAGTCAGGAATGATGGGATCGACAAAACGCGCATTAAACTCCCTCGCATCCACCATGACCATAGCTGATGGCATTACACCGTTATCAATGCAATACTTATACGCCCCATTGATAGCGATCAGTTTAACCCCGTTTTGACGAAGTTCTTTAACTTTATCAAAATTTTTGGCTAAAGAAGGACCGCCCCCAACAATCATCACCTCAACATCATTAGTAGGATGAGGACGAATTTGTTCAAAGCCTAGTTTGATGTTGTGTGCAACTTGTTGTTTGATGGTCTCTTCATCTGTGTTTAAAACGGCCATATCTACCATATCAGAACCGGACATCCAAGCCGAAACATAAAACATACAGGATTCGCCGTTGTTTTGTGACCAGTGTATAAGGCACTTTCGATCAATAAACTTTTGAAGCCACCATTCATAAGGATGCACACTTAGGTGAAGTTTATGACCCACTAAGGTACCCATAACATCGTCTACGGTCGAGATTTGAAAAAAGACATGTTGGCAAGCAGCCAAGCAGTTGTCTAAAACCCTATCCACATAGTGTGGTCGAATGTGTTCCATGACATCGCAGCAATAACCGTATGCTGCTTTAAGGGGGATGGGTTCTTTAAGATCTGTTTCAACAAACCGCATAACATGTTTCTGTGTTTCAAGCATGGGGCGAATATCTTCGTCTAAGCAGTTGTCTGCAAAATCCACAAAGGTCACATCCATACCGCCAAAAACCGCTAGATTCAAGCCCCCCCGCCCAGTGCCGCATCCTAAATCTAAAACAGAGGACCCATGACGTGGGCGAGCCTGTCTTAAAAACTCAAAAGCTACTTGCTCCCCCGGAGAAACTTTTCTGTATTCAGGACGTTGCCACATCATCTTGTACAAGTCTTTTTCAAGGGGTCTTGTATTAGTTATTTTTACTACAGGAGGGTCCGATAAAACTCCGGCAAAAAAAGTCATTAAGTGCTCCTAATTAATGCGAATAATGGCAGTTGAGGCTGTGGGAGAGGGAAATTGAAGTTGAAACGTTTGATTCAAAGCCGTTTGATCCCCGCCAAAACTAATCACCGCACACGCTGCATTGCTTGCAGAGGTGTTGTAGATTAAAGCTCCGGCTGAAGTAAAAGAAGCAGCCGACCAAGTTGCGGTAGCAAATGTTACTACAGAAGAAGTCCCATCGGCAACAGGAGTAACAGGCGTTAATGTAATGCCCCCCGCCGTATATCCATTTCCCGTAGAAAGTTCATTAGAACCCATCTCAGAGTAATTTGTTGTTGAAGGGCCGTAAGCCCCTGTGCCTGAAGTAATTCCCTTGAACAAAGCAATCTTAAACGTGTTCCCGCCGGGATTTGAAAAGTTGTGGACGCCCTTAAGTATTTCTACCTTAAAGCTTGTGGGCATTGAAGTCGTGATAACCAGAGCCATGATCAGGGTCCGGGCGACTCAGATTTGATCGGAAGACGAATCATGCCGTCTCTGTACTCATCACGTCGGCGTCTGCCTTGCTGTTCAATGCCAAGACCTTGAATAGCTTGTTGATAGCTTTGTGTAAAATAACCCAGCATATCCGCTGGGCCTTTGGTATAGCTGTAAGCTTGAATCAAACAAGCATACAAAAGCGCTTCAGGAGCGTTGGTGCTTATCCATGTATTTGGATTAGCGGCTGAGATTTGAGCGGGCCGATAATTATAACCTATTTCAGCGGGATAATTTAAGTTAGGCGTTGGGGCAACATAAAAAGTATCTTCGTCCCAAACAGCATAATATTTAGGCACTCCTGTGTCCGTACCATCTGGCCAATATTCTTTAATAAAAGACGTATCCCGAAAATCAAGAAAAACTTGGTTTCCTGTAGACGGAATAGTAATCATCAAATAACGATGAATTAAAATATCGGGCGGAGCAGTAAGAAATTTATTATCTTGGGTCATGCTTCCCGAAGACTCTTTCTTAAAAATATCTAAGTCAATGTCGCGCAATATCTTGTTCTCAGCCATTGTTATAAACGTATCAATGACTGAATTGGTAAACACGTTGCTGTTAACCTCAGTATAGTTTCTTATGTTGGTTACAAGTTCAGTGTAGTTCATGAAATCACCACAATCGGTTGTCCTACTCTTCCCGCGCCCCTAACCGGCAGTTGTACGGGAGCAGGCTGCATGTTGTTGCCATCATACTCTGACCCACGGCTTTGAAAAGCACTGTACCCCGGAAAGCTTAAAAAAACCAATACCGGTTCTACCCGATCTACACGGGGGTCCTTGAGCGCGATTGCATCGCCACGGTATTTGAGGGGATAAAGTTGCGGCTCTTTGGGCTCATAGTCATCAGGACAGACCATGAACCCCCGCCAGTTCTTACGAAGCGTTAGATATGGGTACCGTTGCCCACAATAATCACACAGCGCAAAGGAAAATTTGCCTGTTGCAAAAGCCATAATTTACTGCCCAAAATCGGGGATAAACAGAGCGCTTGCGGTGTCGCGATCTTCCGCAGCCGCACGTTGGAAATCTTCTTCGTAAATCTGCTTGAGCATTACCGTCCGCTCTGGAGCATATTTCAAAGAAATTTGGTAGGCTAAACCTGAAGCAAGGCAAGGCAAGAAACGAAAGTTTACATCGGTCGTGTTGGTGTAGATGCCAGCATCTTGAATACGACGAATGCGATAATACACTAAAGTGTATGCTCTATCCGGGGAAGGATAAAGAAAAACTTTAAACGTGTTAGCGCGTTGTACGTACAACTGCGCAGGCTGAGCCTGTACTGTTTTGTCTGGTAAATTTAAATATTCTTCGCGACTAATCCGATCCAACGTAATGTCCTGTTGGGGGCTCACTCCCACTAATCGGATAACAGCGGACAACACATTAACGGTGTCTGCTCCGATCGTAATCTCATAGGTCCCTTGCGTAAGGTTGTATGTAGCCTGTTCAATGGTCCAAAGATTTAAGCCTCGATTAGCCCAATCCAAAAACAACAAGTTCATCGACCGACGCGCCGAGGACAATTGATAGCCTGCGGTAGGCCGCATGCCACAGCGCTCAAACGCCTCTTCGATCAAATCATCGATCGAAAGATTAAAGTCGGTTGTACCTGAAGTGGTCATTCGTTGTACAAGTTATCAAAAGTAACCGCAGCATTCATGTAAGAGTCATCCTGCTCAGCACAATGCGTCCATTGACTAGGTTTAAAATCAGGGGCCCCTTTGCCTGTTTGCCAAAACGCTGGACTTGTAACCCTTACACGGTTATTAGGTAATGCAACCACATTACCCGTCCACTTACCCGCATCCGTTAACACTAAAACATGGCTTTGTTTATGTTGCGCAGGACAATCTGCAACTTCGCTTTCCGTGTAATCCACCGTAAAAAGATAACGGCCCGTATAAAACTCACCATCAATCTTACATTGCCACGGACTGGGTGACGTTCTTGCAAACTTAATCACGCTATGGTGATGCGAAGGACAATCCCAAGGTTGCGCCAGATGCGTGGGCATACGCTCGGGCCACTGCTCTAAAGGAATGTCTCCCACCAAAGCCGTAATCGGCATCCTAGCCCACATAGCCCCGCCGTGGACGTTTTCAACTTCTTCACCGTCCGATTCACAACCCGTAAAAACAAGCTGAAAACTTAAACACCGATCAGGCATCGTCGTGACAGCAATCGCCAAAGCATGCAAATATTCCCCGTGATACTTCTGGTGCATATGGGTAAACTCACGTCTTACCCAGCATTTGAAGTAAGGAATATTGCTTACTAAGTAGGGCACATGCCGCCTTTTCTCATCTTGGTGACGCCCTTCATGGCCATGCGTTTATGTTGGTTAACAGCGCCACCCTTTTTCATGCGTACAGGATCGGTCGATGTGCTGGTTTCACTTAACATTTTGTTTCGGGGTCCAGATGAAACAGCACCCCCTCCGCGTGTAGCCGCGCCCATTCCACGTCCAGCCATGATCTTTACCCCTTTTTCTTCATTGCACGGCCCATAGCATCGGAACCGGCTTTTTTCATCGCACGGCCAGCAGCATCAGCCATGCCACCTTTTTTCATGGTCATACCTCCTGCGGCATAACCTTTACTCATCATGCCGCCTCCGGCATAACCTTTTTTCGTCTTTTTTGCCGCACCACCTGCGGCATAACCTTTACTCATCATCATGATTTTTTCCTCGTTGCGGTTTTAGCGGCAGCAACAAAAGCTGATGCCTTGGGTGCGCCTTTGGATCCGGGTTTACGCATTGTTTCCCCTGATCCAGCAGCAATTCGTTGACGTTTGGCCTGAATGTTGGCATACAGGCCACCTGCTTTAAACCCCGGTACACCTCGTCCTTTAAGGACATCGACCTGAGTTACTTTACCATCTTTGTTTAAGTCTGGAAACTTTTTCTTCATCGAAACCCCGCCGTCTTTGCTGCTATCGATTTTGGTTGTTTGACAAATTGTTTGCCTGCTTTCTTGCCCGCTCTTTTGGCCCTTGTCGTGGCTGCATACTCCGCAGCAGACAAAGATTTAATTGCAGCCTCGGGAAGATACCGCTCTCCAGTTTCCGAAGATTTTTTACCGCTTTTGGTTCGCCATTTCTGATCGCCCCAGTTTTTTAACGATTGCTGCGGAGCTTTCAAAGCTTTTCACCTACCTCGTATTGAGATAACTTGGCTCTTAGCCTTTCAATTTCTGCGTCGCGTTCGGCAAGCTTCTTTTGAAAGCTTTCATTCATATCAACCCACATCTGCAAATTTTGAGTACGCATCTTATTATCTTCGACCATCATATTAAATAGTCGTTCAGATGCGTCAAGCTGTTTTTGAATAAAATTAATCACGATACCCGCCCCCAGCAGCTTTGTATTTTTTAGCGACAAGCTGTGCCTTCCTCGCGGACCACTGACCTGCTCCTGTGCCTTGCGTTGCAGCAGCTTTAACCTGAGCCACGATTCTTTTACGAAGCCCAGGTTTAGTGTAATTACCTGCTGCATTGACCTTAGACTTGGTGGCCATCTTCAGGACCCTTTTTTACCGAGGGCATCAAT